GATAGGTTCCGTCCATCTGTTTCTCAACAGAAGGCATTAGGGTCATAGCATCTAGCTCCTTGAATCCAATAATATTCTTTCCCTTGTCGTCGTAAATGATTTCAAAAGCAACATACCCATCCACTAAAAACTGACGAAAATACTGCCAACCGGTAATATCGTCGGTAAATCCAAACATGTCGTAGATCTTCTTGTAGTTCTCATTTAGCTTATCAACCACTTTGTCCTTCAGACCAGTGAGATTAAGAAATGCTGGATATGCAAAAAAGTTGTGGCTATCATAGGAAATAGCTTCGTCGTTAACTGTGTCTAGAATAAATTCAATCTCCGGGTTTAGAGAGAACTTTCTAAGATAGTCTCTTTTTCCTTTGTAATCTTTATCGAAGTATGAGACGTACTGCTTAGAGGTAGTATCCTGACGGGCCAAAGCATAAAGCATGGTCTCGTCCTCGATCATTCCTCTCTTTAGGAAAGCAGCTTCGGTCTGACCAACCGCCTGGGAATTTTTAACCACCATGTCCCCATAGTTCAGTCCAAAGTTGCTCAGGTTTTTCACCGAGTCTCTAATTCTCTGGAAGATTGGGCTACTCTGTGGATTATCTGTAAAACCTGCCATTTATGATTATTGTCTTTAAGTTATAGACCCAACTACTGTTTTAATTTCGACCTATAGTTAGTATATATCTCGCTGACCGGTATCCCTTGTACAGAGGTGTATTTGAGAAAGGGAAGTTTAGACCAATCTGCATAGTCTACGAACTTGACGTTCCTCATAAATTTAAATTTAAACCCGGTAAAAGAAGCAGAATATCCGGTGTCTCTGAAGAGTTGAGGAAGATCTTTGGACACTAGTCTGATCTCTTCTGGGGATTCTCCCTTAGCAACTCTCTTCTGATTGGTCTCTATTGTGGGTTGAAACTTGTCCCAGAAGTTCTGCAGAATCTCCAGCCTTTGCTCAGGAGGGGTCAGCGTTAAGTCGATTGATTTAACGATAGTATCTTTCCCTACCACCTCAGCTGAAATGTAAAGGATGAGGGGGTTCCTGTTGATGTATTGAACCTTCTGACTCAGCTCTGTGTCCGTATCATAGGTAAAGAAGTAGACGTTGCCTGGAATTAATGTCCCGGTAAATTTTAGGGATCCTCCCGGACCACCAGATCCATACTTGTCTAGGAAATAAAGATCGGTCTTTGTCGCAAGAGAAGAAACAGAAGGTGCTTCTTTTCTGTACTGGATAATCTGTTCTCTGAATTCCATTCGGTTTAAGGACTTTTAAATAGGAAATTTTCGTCGATAACACCAAACGCATAGTCTCTTTTAGCAGCCCACTCTCTCGCAGCCTTAAATTTAGCCTGGTTGGTGATCCAGAGCTGCATGTGTTGATTGTATGCCTTCAGCTTTGATAGAGTCTCGGGCTGTGTTAAAACTGGTTTTTTGTGCTGGGATTCTGGTTTAATCTCAATAATCCAGTCTCCCTCTGTTCCATCTTCTTTCAGAACTCTGATGTAGAAGTCGACGTTATAAATGTGTTCTTTCTTATCCAGAGGATTGTAGTAGGGAATCTGTAGAGGCTCAGAAGACCATTTCAGAATGTTCGGGTTTGAGTCACAGTATTTGCAAAATCTAAATTCCCAAGATGATCTATAGATAATATTATGGATGTCTCCGATGTATTTGTCTGGATTAACCGGAGAGTAAAGTCCAGACCTATAGTTTCCATTAGGCTTTACTTTCTTAATCGACATAGAAATTAAACGTTGTAAGAATTTTCCTCTCCTGTAATATGTGAGAAAGGAATAGTCTTAGGTGACTTTGGTGGATGAATCTTCTTCCATCCCTTGGCAAATCCGTTTTTAGCTATCTGTGTATAGTAGGCGAATGGATTATTAGACTTTGCGGGATCAAATCTGTTCCAGTATTTACAGAGGTCTTCCATCGCAAAAGCCATGCAATCTGCTTTGTCCTCAGGGTCTTTATAAGCCATCTTTTTTGATATTCCATTGATCATCAGATAGAACATACTGATAGTCTCAGGAGTCAGGGATCCCTTCTCCTTGGATTCCATTATTGCCCTCATCAGGTCTGCATTTTTTACGTAGTCTGCCATTTATAAGTTTAGTGTAAATAATAAATCCGCACTTAATGTATTATATCATTTAGTGCGGATTTGGTTTCGGGAAATTTCCCTAACAATTAATCTTCTATTTTAGGAATCTCATCATACCAGCTCTTTTCTCCTTTTTCTGGAGCTTTTACTGCTGGTCTGTAGGCTCTGTCTGTAGTTCCGGTTAAAATTTTATTGATGGTCTTATCGATTGCATCATAGTCAACTTGTGAAGAACCAGAAGGCTCTTGAGTAACTTTTCTCATAATTTGGTTGTTTGCTCCAAGAAGTCTGGTTTTAATTAGAGTTCTAAGATTTCCGTAGATCTGTCCATCAGTAAGACCTGGCTTGTCAACGCTTCTGTTCCAATCTTGAAGAACATCCTTTAGCGTGATAGCAATCACCTCGTCAAACTGTTCGTCGCTAAGATTTGCCCATCTTCTTCTGTATTCTCCGTAAGCAACAGAGTTAATAAGATCGACAAACATTTTTGCTAGCTTGTGAGTAACTGTTCTAACAGGTCTGCGAGGATTTCCCAGCATCTTGATGTAAACCGTTTCTCCCTCTGCTAGAGATTTCTTAACCTCGTCTGCAAGTTCTTTTTGGTCAATAAACTTCTTAGCCTCAAAAACAACTCCTTCGAAGTAGTTGTCTGGTTGGACATCGATAAAAATATTTTCGCCTAGAAAAATTTGTTTTCCTTCTAGTATGAAATCTTCAAAAGATCTAACGTTTTTCATCTTATTTCTTAGTTTTTCTAGCTTTATCGTCCGCCTTTAGTAAAAACTTAACGTAGTCCATTGCTTTAGTTTTAGTCAGAGGATAATCTCCTATTAGGTCGCACTTGATGCCGTTGTCTTTTACCTCGATCGTGCACTTAACCCCATCAACATCTTTTGTCAATTTTTCTCCTCTCATGGTGTATCCAAATGCGTTGGTAGCCATGTCGATGAAATTCTTCTTGAACAAAGGGTTTACTGCATTAGCAGGTCCTTTACCGAATGCTTCATATAGTTGTAAATTTTCCATAGTTTAAATTTATTTATTTTATATATCAGAAATTATTCTTTTTCGTCTCCCTCTTCTTCATGAGAAATGAGTGTATCCTCAGACTTTTCTTTCCCGTCTGGAGCTACACTCATCTTTCCTTCTGAGCTTTCTACGTCTGGTTTTGATTTTTTAGCTTCCTTTTCTTCATTCTCAGGAGCAAAAGACCAAACCTTACTTAGAGCCGATTTTAATTTTTTTTTAGTTCAGGGGAAGGTCTTTCGAAACCTTCGTTTAAATCACTAAGCATCTTTTGAACTTCTTCAGAATCTTTATTCTTCATGATATATTCTCTGATGTTTGCTAGTGTTTCGTCTAGATTGTATCCCATTTCAGAATTAAGTTCATAATCAACTTCTCCGTCTGCACCTTTTGAAGGCGTTTCTGCTAGTTCGGCAGTATCTAAGTTATCGATATCTGCTTTCTTAGAAGCTTTAGTATCTAAATATTCAACTTCGTATCCTGCATCTCCTTCTACTTTACCTGGGGAGGTAGCGAAGTTAGGATCTGTTGTATCTTTAGTAGGAACTTTAGCACCTTTTTCTGGAGCTGTTACTAGTTCGGCAGTAGCTAGATTGTCAATCTCTGGGCTGCTAGCTTTAGGAAGATCAATCTTAGTTTTGTATCCAGAATCTCCAACTTGTGCTCCTGGAGCAGTAGCAAGAGCTGGATCTAATTTAGAAAGATCAGACTCGTCCATTTTAGATTTTCCCATCCCTGGGGCAACTGCCATATCAGAACTTCCAGCAACCTCAGGCTTCTTAGAAGCTTTAGGGTCTGGATATTCAACTTTATAGTCTGCATCTCCTTCTTCTTTACCGGGAGCAGATGCTAAATTCATAGCCTTTAGTCCTGACTTTTCCCATTCTGTAGCCATATTAGTTCCCTTTGGTTTTCCCTCTGGTGCAGCTACTAAAGAATCTTGAGATTCTTCTAGGTTATATCCGATCTCGTCGTTAACTTCGTAGTCGGTTAGTTTGTTTTTGCTTTCTGGTGCTTCTTCTAGATTTGCATCTTTAAGATTTTCAACGTCTTTTTTACCGTCTTGATCTTGGGTCTTAGCCGAAGGTGCTTCTGCAGTGCTAGCCTTTAGAACCTGAGCTGGAGTTTTACCGTGAACTGGTTTTCCTGCTGATGGTGCTTTTGCTAGAGGAGCATTTGATTCTTTTACTTCTCCGTCTTCTGCATTTTCTTCCGAATCCTTATTGAAGGCATCTTCAAGATCGATGATATCTTCAACACCAAAATCTCCGGTCTTTCCGCTGTCCAGAAGAACAGTGTAAGATCCTGAAGTTGTGTCTACAGAAATGATCTTTCCTGTGTTTCCGTTTTCTTTTACTTTTACGTAGTCCCCTACAGTAAATTTAGAATCTTCTAACAAATCATCAGTAATTGCGATAGAGTTATTTTCAATAGAATCTAATTCTGCATTGATGGTAGACCACTTAGACTTAAGAACCTGAAGTTCCTTTTCAAGTAGAGAATAAGCATCTGAAAGCTGCTTAGATCCTTTGTAAAGAGGATTAGTAGCAACTAGGGATTCGATCTTCTGCATTTCAGACTCGACGATTGAAATGTTTTCGATCACCTTCTTTCTATCGTTGATCATGATAGATTTAATTCTCTTCTCTCCGTCTAAGAACTCGGTTAGTCCTTCCGAAATGTCATACTTCAAAAAGTCTTTTACTATATTAACTGCTTGTGATCCGTTAACTGCAAATAGAGAATTTTCTCTCATTGCTTCATTAACTCTCTGCAAGAAGATTTTACCGTTCCACTTAATCAAGCTAACAGAAGCTCCTTCGTAAACTTTAGAAACTACAGACTTAGCAAAGTCTAGTTCTACAACTTTATCGAAGTTCTCGTAAAGTCTGATGACATCAGAAACTACCTTACTTTCGTTTGTGCCAAGTCCTCTAGAAATTCTGAAAGAGATCAGCTTAGCAAGTTGATTATAGTCTGAGAAATTAGCAAGATCATTATTTAGGTAGATCTTAGTCTCGTCATTTTCATTAACAATAGAGATTCTAGTGTCTCCAGCATAAACGTGGATTCCCTTATCGTCGGTCTTAACAGACTCTGAATAGAAAGTCTCAAGCAGACCTAAGAAATCTTTGTCCATGTTAGCAATGTCTCTATTAGAGAGTTTTCTAACACCTTCTGAACTTCCTTCAAATAGGGTTTTTCCAATTCCGAAGATCGTCTTGTTTCCCTCAACTAATACGGGAGAGTAGATTTTCTTTACATCTGAATTTCCGTTGATAGTCGGGATATGCATTTTAGAGCTGTTAGACTCTAGAACAGTCAATGTGTTGATTAGATTCTTAACGATTGGATTGAAAGACCAAACTCTAAGATCTCTAGAAAGAGCAGCAACTGATTTACCTTCAGAAACTAGCCACTTAGAAATTGATTCTTTAACAGGAGAATAGAAATCAGAACTTCCAGCGTTAGCAATTTGGTAAAGAGCTTTTGATGCTTCGATCTCAGGTCTAAGTGTATTGCAAGACTCAGTAACTCTATTTACTGCAGCTTTAACACTTGCATCCCAAGCATAGTTTGAAAAATCAGATATGAAAGACTCAGCAACCCAGTATTCTGGAAGAGCCTTATTCTTGATTAGGTTAACGTAGTTCTCACAAAGAACTTTAAAAGTTCCGTGCTCGTAGATTCCCTTTTTAGAAAGATCAAGAATAGATTCTAGAATTCCTAGATTTTCAACCTGATTAGAGATCACGAAAGACTCCGCAGATTTATCAAACTGAGCCATCTGTCCGATAGCTTCGTTCAAACGGGTTTCGATCTCGCTAGTAGATCTTTCTTCGTCCTTTATACCATCTACATAAGATCCAGCGTTCTTAGAGTAGCCTTTTCCAAGTCCTCCCCAAGATTCAGCAAGCATTTTAGCGCTTGATTTAGATCTATCTAGTTCTTCGTTTCTTAACGCCTCGATCGGAGAGATTTTATTCTCCACCTTGGCCTCTATAGCTTCTACTACCTGAGACTCGTTGATAGATGTGTTGCCGTTCTTCAATTCTGAAATGTAGGCTTCACACAGATCTTTAACTTCTCTAGACTGAGTAGCTTCTTTTAGATTTTGTAATTTGTTTATTAAATCCATTTTCCTGTTTGTTTTTTTACAGATTATATATCTTCCCTCACTCGAGGAAATTTTTCTCTTATATATTCAATCTTTTTTTAGAAATAAGTTGATTTTTTATCTAGCTACCATTATTTCTAGCTTCACATCCATTGCAGCATGAGGATTAGTAATGGTTATTCCTCCTCCTGGATAAACAAGATCTTGACTGGATAGATTCCATCCGATCTCCTCTGAGTCTATCGATCCAGCAGGATTACCCGAAAGTATCATTAGTTCCCCGATTGGGTAGGTTTTTCCCTCGTAGGTCCAGGTCAAATACTTCTGATTTTCTGGGGTTCCGTTGGTTGGTCTAGGAACTCCAGGAACAACAGGAAGAGCCGCATTGTAAAGAATTGGACTAACCGGTGAAGGGTATTTAACTTTGATTGCTATCCACCTAACAAATCCTTTGTCGTCCGTTAGATCGGTCTGACTAATCATTACCGACGTGTTTGATTTTAAACTTATTCTCATTCTAGAATAAGCCTTTACTGGAAGAATAAAGTTTGCAAGATTAAAAAATGTAATCTTAGATGTTGTGTTTCCCTCTTCCAGAACAAATTTGTCTTTAAAGAAGACAAATCCTGGGATATTAGCTGGAGGACATATAATTGGTCTAGAGGCCATTAGTTAGCTGTTAATATTGTAAGTCTCACGGTATAGTTCGTGGGGTTGGTGAAAACAAATCCGGGCTCTATCCCATCGTATCCTGGTTCTAGACTTGGATCTACCTGCCATCCATACCAATTTGAGGTCGTTTTGACTGCTCCGGTCAGAACCATAAACTGTCCCATCGTGTATCTAGGGGAATTTTTATAGTTCCAGTAGATGACATTCTCCTCAGCAGCAGTTAAGTGAGGGAGATATTCGGCTTGGACCATTAGTAAGCTAACCTCACCGAATGTAGTGTCAAAGTTTCCAATGTCAAAATTAATCGAAGAGAGTGCAGCTATATTAAAAGTCTGTCTTTGGTAATTAGAGAAAGACTGAAGGGGATGGAAAAAATCCACCAAACTTAATGTCTCTTCTGTCTCTTTCTGCCAAGCTACGTTTAGTGCTGTGTTGTAGAATCTAACGTTATGAGGGTCGTTAAAGTCCGAAAAAGTAAGATTTACCCTTCTGAGCGCAGTTTTATTGATCGCTATGATTGCATAGTCGACGAGGAAATCTGCAGATCCACCAGGAGGAAGGATCTGAGAGGCATCTCCATCGGCAACAAACAAGACCGTCTGACTATCTGAGGCGCTTCCCCCGTCATAGTTTTCCCCGCTCGCTCCGGCAATATACTGTTTTATCTGTTGCTCGTTCTGGATCATCGTAATCTTCTTATAGTCTGGTAGGATTAAGATGAACGCTACCTGCGTTGTCTATAATTCCTGTATTTTTTCTAGGAGTATTTGAATTTACCGGAAGAATATTTGACTCTTCAACCTGAATTCCATTCCCGTCTATAACTATGTCTCCATAGTAGCCAGATACAACCTGAGAAGGATCTGCAGTTTCTTCTGCTGCTGGAATTTCTTCTGCTGGAATTTCTGGGGTTTCTTCAATTTCCTCGACCATTTCATTTAGAGCTAGGTCTAATTCATGGTCTTCGTCTCTTTCTTCGGTCTCTTCAGCTGCCTGTTCGTCTTCTAAACCATCCATTAATGTTACATCCCACTCGTTAAATTCTTTTAGAGCTTCCGCATCATATACTGGTGCAACTGGTTCTGATTCTTCTACTATGGATTTTTCATCCACCAACGGTGATTTAGAATCCTCAACGACAACAGAATTCTCGATAGCAGGATTTGATTCTTTTTCTACCGGTTCCGGCTTGATATAGTCAACCAGGGACTTAATAAATCCAAGTGCTACTAAAGGAAGGATCGCACCTGAAACTGCAGAAAGAATTCTCTTCTGGTAGACAACTTCCTCCTCAATGATTCCAAATAGCTCAGACCATCCTTGATAGTTCTCCATATGAACAAATGCATAATACATGTTTCCCTGCATCTGCATCAGCGTGATTGCTCCGAAGAGACACCAAACTAAAGTTTTATTCATCTTATCTAGGATAACCAGAGAAGCTAAGGATGCAGCTGCACCCAACTCAAATGCAATAGCAAGAGAAATAGCAAGCCACTCAGGATTAGAGAGCTTAAAAAACTCAATTACGTGAATAGTAGAGATGATACTAACAAGTAAGTACAGAGACACAAAGGTTGCGATAATAGACCTGTGTACGAGTTTATTTTTCATCGGGGATTTACTTGGCTTGTAACTTCTTTATTTCTTGATCGATCGCAGATTGTCTGTTTACGTCTAGAATCTTTCTGTCTACCGACTGAATCATTCTCTTCTCTGCTTTTAGTCCTTCAATCTCAAGGTCTTTCTTGCTAGGAACAGATTCTAGAGTCGTTTGAACTTGTTTAAGTTCTTTCTTAACCTTGTTTAGTTCAGAACTTGCTCCACAAGACTTCAGAAAGGTCAGAAGTAGGAGAGCCAAAATAATTTTGGTTCCGTGCTTGGATAGAAAATTGTCTAATTTATTCATGATTTTAAAAATTTAAATTGTCTTGTATATATCCCAGCCAAAAAATAATCCGCTGGGAGCAAAAAAAAGAGCACCTTTGAGAGTGCTCTTTTTTGAATTCTTTTGTTTTATTATACGGTATCAATTCCCTGTTGAGCAGCAACTAGATCTTTTTCTAAAGACTGGATAGCTTCTGCATCCTTCTTAACTTCTTCTAAAGCAATAGAAACTGGTTTGAAAAGGGAAATAAAGCTTTGGGCTTCTTTTAAACCCTTTCCTTTAGTCTTGGAAAGAAAATAATGGGTTGCTTCTAGTGGAAGGGATCCCAAAAAGATTGTGTTGTCTTTTACACCTTCTTTTTTAATTCCGCTAAGGATCTTATGAACTTCAATTACTCCCAAAGACTCAGTCTGAGACCATTCTGCATTTTTTTCAATAAAGTCGATTAGGGTAACTAAAAGATCTGAAGTCAATTTTACTGCATAGACTTTTTTAGATGTTTTCTCTTTTAGGTCGTTGATCTGGTCTTCAAGAGACTTAATTTTTTTGTGGTCCAATTTGTCCAAAAAAGACTCGGAGAAATCAACAGAAGGTCCGCTTGGGAAAGTCATAGGGATTTCGGTTGAAGTCATTGGATCTTGGGATGTGGTTTTTTCTTTCTTTGTAGGCATTTTTCTAAATTTTTATATTTTATATCGTTTCAATTAAAAAGTTTCACTTAAACGTCAAAGATGTCGGAATCTTCTCTATTGTGTTGAAGATAGACTCTCAAGTGCTCTCTGAGATCCTTGATTGGGTGAATTTTAGCTGGACCTTCCGGGCCAATATGACAGAGAAACCCACCGTTTGTTTCTAGACCTATCTCGTCTTCTAGGATTAGTCTATAAAGACTAACCTGGATAGAATACTCGTTGAGGTGATTCTCAAAAAGATGAGAAAATGGATGTAGAAGTTTTTTATATCTTCCTTTTGGGTGGTCGTCAGATCTAAATTCCTTGTTGGTCTTCCAGTCTCCTATGAGGAAAAGAACCTTCTGCTGCTTCTCGTCCCACATAAGGAAGGGCTGATCTATCGTTCCAGCAAGTCTCCATTTTTTAGAAAAGACCTTCAGCTCTGAAGTTAGAGGAACTAGATTCTTAAACTTGGATTCATATAGGGATAAGAATTTATTGATTCTCTCTACGAAGGCTTCGTCCTCGTTAGGATCTAGATCTCTAGAACCTCCACTCCAGAAATCTTCTATCCACTTGTGAACTCGGGTTCCCAGATCATTTGCAACGTCTGCTTTCCCCTGCCATTCTCCTAGAACGACTGAAACATCGACTCCTCTCTCCGCTGCTTTCTTTTTAGACCAATACTCCTTGTCGAACGGGGTTTTGAATCTCTTGATGTAAGATGTTACCGAGTCATACTTGATGTCTCTGTAATGGTAGCTGTGAGCTTCCTCTTCAAAGACAAAATTTGGATCTTTAAAAACAGAGAGCTTCTGGATCAGGCCATCTTTAATTGGATTTAAGTCCATTTCTTATTTGAAAAAAGAAGAGACCCACTTTAAAGCTTCCTGGTGGTATGCAACTAAGAAGGAGAGAGCAACGATTTCGGTCACGAATCTAAGAATCCATAAAACTGAGATCTGTCTGAACAAAAAAGAATAGACAACTAGATATGACTCTTCGTCCGTTCCCTTGATTGGATTGATCAGAGGGGTAAGCAGTTCTTGAAGACTCAATTTAGTTAGGTATTCGTTAATCGGTTTTGTCTTATCGAAGACAAAGGAAGGCCTAGCATACTTAGGGAAGTCAGGAGACTGAGTTACCTCAGGAGGAAGATTAACAACCGTGTAGATTCTTCCAAACCAATCTCTTCTGAGTCTAAGCTTTCCCCATTCTGGGGAGTCCAGGGATTCTTTCTTAATAACAGAAAGATATTCCCTGTAAAGACCAATTTCTTTTAATACTTTAAAAATTCTAAGCATTGTTTTTTTCTTATTATAGATGAAACTATTTGTTTTCCTCCATTTTGAGGCGAATTTTATTTCTAGCTCTTCTGATTCGGGTAGCAATAGATCTCTTTTTAATCCCGTATTTCTCTGCTATGTCTTTATACTTCATTCCGTTAATCTCTCGATCGATCATAATGTCTCGATATAGGGTAGGAAGGGACCTAATTTCCTCGATGGCAGTTTCGTACATATCATCTATAGTGTTTCCTTCGTTGGCAAACTTCCAAAGGGGATCATCATCTATATTATAGGACGGGTTCTTCTCTTCGTTCTGAGAAGATGAGTATTCCAGATCTTCTATGGAGAGATGGACATACTTCTTTCTAGTTTTTAGAAGTAGGAGAGATTCGTTTCTAGCGATGTTGTAACACCAGGTAGAAAAGTTTCCTCTAGTGTTGTCATATTGATCTATCTTCTGCCAGACTTTGGCCATCGCATTTAAGAATGCATCTTCCGCCAGTTCGGATTCTTTTAAAATGGAGTAGCAGTGATTTAGTACCCCAGGTTTAACTCTTTCGTAGAGTAGTTTAAAACTTCTTTCGTCTCTAAATTCGATAAAATTGTTCGCAAGTGTTTGAATGTTCTTTTCCTTCTTGATTTCTTTTTGCATGATTTCTCTTTATATTTTCTTATTTTATTTTATAATTCTCCAATTCTAACAACTTCTATTCCAGCTTCATATAAGAAGTGCAGAGATTCTGTTTTTCTGTAAATTTCCTTAAATACAACTCGCTTAATTCCGGATTGGATAATAAGCTTAGAACACTCGAAGCACGGGGATGCCGTGATATAGACTGTTGATCCGTCTGAACTGTTTGTGCTTTTTGCGAGTTTAGTGATGGCATTTGCTTCTGCATGAAGAACATACGGTAGTGTAGTATTCGAATCATCTTCACACTGATTCGGGAACCCTGAAGGACTCCCGTTATATCCATCGGAAATGATGGATTTGTTTTTAACCATTAGACACCCCACTTGCATTCTTTTGCAGTGTGAGTTAGTTCCCCAAATCTCTGCCATCTTAAGATAGACTAAATCTGTCTTGAGCGTCTTCTCGTCCAGATTAATAGATTCAACGGAATTTCCGAATTTAAAGGTTTGATCTGCAGGAGAAGCCTTCCAAAAAGGGAGAGCTAGTTTATCTGGATCCCCAAATGTGATTCGGAGGAATTCTTTTCTTTGGTAGTCTGTCATTTAGTAGTTTTTTAGATCGCTTACCATTAAATATACGGACCTAAATCCAAAAGGTTAGAAAAAAATTAAAATTTATTCTAACATGTTGGACTTTGGACGGAAAGGCTTATTGTCTTTAAGTAAAAGAGGTCCGCTCAAAGTTGTATTGATCGCAGCAAGAAGACCTTTAATGTCTTGAATGTCCTGCGAAGAGATCTGTGGTTCTTTGTCCTTGGTGGAGGAACTTGCTCCTGCAGAAGCAGCGGGAGATCCTTTTGGTTTATCTCCAGGTGCATAGTCCTGTCTGACGGGTTCGGTGGATTTGCTGGGTTTAGCCTCCATTTCTTTCTTGACTTCCTCCTGAGGCTTTGGAGGGGCAGAACTAGGTTTCGATTGGTCCTTTAGACCTGGTGCTTCATTCTTCATTCCTGTCTCTGCCACGCTTAGACTTTCTTTCTTCTTGGTTAAAGACGACAGAGCTTTAAAGGTAGATCCAAGCTTAGATTTTTCAAATCCTTCTTTGAGGGTCTCACCAAAAGTCTTCCTTTTGACTTCCTCTGGTGATTTGGTAGGGGTTATCTTGGGATTTAGTGCTTCTGGAGTTTTAATAGATTCAGAAGGAACTGAGGTAGCCGATGCCGAAGAGGAAGAAGTCTTCTCGTCGATCATCCTTTTGTAGTCATCTAGAGTTATTTTTCCAGTATTTAAGCCAGTAATAAGAGACATTCTCTCTTCTTTGGATAGACTATTAGCATAAGCAGTCATTTTTTCTGGAGTTAATCCAGGATTCTTGGACTTAAATTTTTCGGCTTCTGGGCTTAATTTAAGATTTTCGTTAGCGCCATACTGTACTTTGGTTACCCCTTCACTACCAGATCTAACCGATGGATTTATCGTCCCATCAACGGTTAAATTTTCCTTGGAGGCTTTTTCCTTCTGCTTCAGATCTGGTGTTTCTGTGATCTTGGTTATCCCTGAAGTAATTGCTTGTTTTGCTTTCTGTTCGGCAGATTTTTTACTTTCATTTCTTGCTTCTTCAATTCCGGTCTTTGCAGATTCTTTTATCGAGCCAGTTTCAAGTAGGGTCTTTCCAGCGGACTGGAGGGTCTTCAGACTTGATGACTTAAAAAGTTCATTACTATCTTCAAAACTCTTCTTAACAGTTCCAAGAAGTTTAGAAAACATGCTCTCTTGGGATTTCTGCGAGTCTACAGCAGTTTTTTCTGCTGTCGAAGAAGAAGACTTGGATTCTTCTTTCTTAGTCTCAACGGATTGAGCAACTGCCTTCTGAACAGAGGCATTTCCTTTGTTAGATTCTCTGACTTCTTTGGCCAGTGAATCTAAATTTCTAGTAAGCTCGGAGAGTTCTTTAAGAACTTTTTGGGAAGAATCCATCTAGTAGATGTTTTTCTTTATATATCAGGGAATTATCTATTTTGAAAATTGAAGAGCTCTTTCTTTCCTGATTCTTCTAGTGCTTCTCTGTTTTCTTTCTCGACCGCTTGGTTTAGCTTATCGACCCAAATTTGGTATTCGTAGTATGGGATAGACTCTACCCAGTTTGGATCCAGGCCGTGCTCCTTCCACATTCGGAACTTCAGATCAAAGAAGTTCTCCAAAGATATCTGAAATAACGAAAAGAGATTTGAATCCTCCGGGAAAGGTTATAGGGGCGGTGACCTCGGCACCGCAGGTGGGACAGGTGACATTAATGTCTAATTGAGTCCCGATTTTTATAGTTTCACTTAGTTCAAAATACAGAGAAAATTCCTCTTTGGACCACTCGTCGGCTTCCGCCATTCTTTGGGCAATCTGTTTAGAGTCTAGTCTTCTCCATTCTTCAAAGATAAACGGAGCAATTTTAACAAAGCTCTCGTCTACTTGAGTTCCCTTTCTTTCTGATTCTACAACAAAAGAAGAAATTGCGTCCATTACCCCGATGGAGGGAACGGTCATTCTAATTTCTTTTCCGATCTTTCTAACAGGAAAGACAAAGTTTCTAGAGACTGGGGAGTAGTACTTCATGACCTTAGGGTCAATCTCGTAGTCTGAAAGGATCCCGGTTCTTAACTCTATTCCATTAGAGATTGGACAAGCCTCTTTTTTACCGCAAGAGGTCTCCGGAGTAACAATGATTCTGTTCTCACCCTGAACGAATGTCAAATCCCTGATCGCCATAATAAGGAAGAATCTGTCCTCTTGTTTTAGGTCCTTATATGATACCACACCTTCATTTGGAAAATTCATGGTGCTGCATTTGCTAAGAATAAAGTTTAGTCTCTCGTTTAGGTCGATCAAATCTTCCTCGTCTATACTAGAGAAGTGTCTAATTTCCTTCACTTCCGCAGCTCGGATTGCAATCTTGGTTCCTTCTGGATAGAAGAGTCCCTTCGAAGGGAGGACAGCCATGGGAAGGTTCTTCCATCCGAATTCTAGCCCAGGGGAAAATTCAGTCCGAGGTTGTCTCTGAGGTTCAATCCTGCCGAGTCCAGGGGTCTCTTCAGACTGAAAAGTAGGGGCTGGTGGTGGTGTTTCCTGAAAAACTGGAGGAACATTCACAGGAGGAGCATATAGCGGAGTTTGTCTTGCGACTAAATCCTCTGGAGTTGGTGTGGGATTAATAGGAGATTCGGGGATGAACGGGTCATCATACACGACTCCTCCCTCCATTTCTTTTCTTGCCAGG